ATGTAAATGTTGCGCAAGCGTCGTTTGGAGTGGACAACCAAGTTGTAATTGTAACAAGTGTCACAGCAGTAGGAACGTCAAACACTCAGACCGCGTTGGAAATTACGGAGTATAATACTTACGGAAGATTATTGAGTAATCCAGCACCGGTATTAGTGAATTCATCTGGAGTAGTTGTAGTTCCATAAAATTGTACAATTAATTAAAAACGTTTGCTTTTCTTCGCTGTTACTTTAGCTACGCGTGTCGTTGGATATGGCGGGAGCAAAACGCACAAAGTCAAAAGGAAAAAAGCTTAGATATAGCCGTAAGCGTAAATATACCAAACGCAAGTATATCAAAAAAGCTGCAGTTAAGCGAACAACGAAGCGAAGTCGATACACAAAGAGACGACCCATGATGAGGAGACGCAAAAGTTATATGAAGTCTAGCGGACCAAGCATTGGAGAAATGTCTTGGGTGGTGAATAATTTTGGAGCGGGTGGAATGGCATCTGCACCGGCAAGTATGCCACGTAAATACCAGCGACAAATGCCGTCAAGTTCATTTGGATTTTCATTTCCACTCATGGAAGGTTCTGAAGATTACAAAAGCGGTGTAGAGATATAATTTGTAAAATAAGTACAATTAATAAAAATGGACGGTGATCAAATACCGGCGTTTGAGCAACTAGTTGACGCGACCTTAGCGTTGATGTTTTCAATTAATGAGTTAAGAATTGAAAATCGCGGTTTAACGGAGATAAGGGATGGAGGTTTAACGCTAAATTTAGAGGGTTTAAACCATGAAATTATAAAAAATGAAGCCAGAATTGTAGAGTTGAGAGAACAATTTGAAGCAAATCGTGTTGAAATTTTACATCGGTATGGAACTAACACGATTTACGATGACAATAATGTTGCAGCACCTATGCGTTTTAGGATGCATATCGGAACCGTGATTGAAAATCCTGATTCAAGGTATAGCTATATTAGGGGTAAGATGTTGTGGTTGCGATTTCGACCACAGACATTAGCAGGTGCTGCGGGTAATTGGGTAGGTATGACATGGAATCAAGCGGAGCAATTATGGGTTGTACAATATAATTTTATTCAATTAAATGTATTATAAGAACGTGACCTAAGAAAAATTTACGTCACCGGTACCGGTACTAAATCAGTATTACCTTAGGTCACTTCTCGCAAACTATCGTAACCGGCCGGTTACGATAACCAAGGGCCGGGCGGAGGCGGGGCCCGCTGGAGGAGGGGAGGGCGATGCGCGACGTAGGAGCGCCCAAAGACCCCTGGGGGTCTGCGGAGGGGGGGAGGCGTGCCTACAGCTATTAGGGTTAGTACCGGTGTAACCTTGTGGTGACGATAATCTAACCCTATGTGGTTAGGGTTTTTTTGAAAAAATTGAAAAAAATGACACAAATAATCGAAAAAACACCGAATGCACGCACAAAATGCAAAACGAGGACGCGCTTATGACACCAGCGATGAAGACGGAACGGATGATGATAGCCGATTACAACCTAGCGTTGATGGAAGAAGGACTGACGAAGAAACAACGGAGACAGAAACTGCTGGAGAGGAGATTGTCACCCCCAGGTCACGAGACCCGGGTAGGGTTTCAGGTACCGCCATTGGTACAACCCGAAGAAATGCCAGCCGTCGTGGCTTCCAGCCAAGTAACAGGTTTGGCTGGGTTGGAACCTGGAACAATCCACCTCAGCCGCATGCTTTATTATTGGAATATTTTACAAGGTATCTCTATCCAAAAGTTGATTACTTCACAGGACAGTATGAGATGGGGAGTCGAGCGGGCACGTTGCACATCCAGTTTTATCTTGAAATGGCTAGTCGAAGAACTCTCTCCACAATGGTTAAATTATTTCACTTCGCGCCTGGACTTACTTTTAGCCCGCACATTGAAGCCAAAAGTCCTTTCTCCACATTTACTCAAGCCAAAGAGTACACGGAAAAGGAAGAGTCAAGGGTTGAAGGAACTGAGCGATTTGATTACGGCGAATGGCGGGGTGAGCCCATCAGTACCCAAGGAAAGCGCACCGATATGGAAGAAATTGCGCGACTTGCAAGAGACGGAAAAGACATGCGAACTATTGGAGAGATGTATCCCGGTCAAGTTATTCGATACTTTGGAGGAATTTCAAAATACCAGTCATTGTTTCAGCCCAAACGTAACTGGGAAATGGATGTGCGATGGTTTTGGGGGCCTACTGGAGCCGGAAAATCAAGAGCAGCCGCAGAATTAATGCCCGACGCATACTATAAGGATGGCGGAACAAAATGGTGGGATAATTATTGTGGCGAGAGCGATGTTATTATTGACGATTTTCGGTTTAATCCTAACGATCACGATGTGTCGTTTTCTTACTTATTGCGCCTTACAGATCGTTATCCTATGCAAGTTCAATCAAAAGGAGGATCTCATCAATTTTGTGCGCGACGTATCATCTTCACATCACCGCAGTCTCCTGAAGCTACTTTTGCTGGCGTCAGTGAGCATGTGGGTCAGTTATTGCGTCGTATAACAGAGATTAAATATTTTGATGTTGAACCACGAACAAATATTATTAATTGATGTAAAATAAGTACAATTAATTAAAATGTTATCGAGATCTGAATATAATTTACGAAAAAGCGCGTTAAAACGTGCGTATAATCAAGCGTTGGAAAATGCAGATGTCAGCGGACTGATGGGAAATCCATTTGTAGCAGAAGGATTACAAAGACAGGAGGCGCGTAAAGCACTCCGAGGTCGAGGATTATATATGGGAGGCACCGGCGCGTTTTCATTAGGTGGAACAGCAGGTAGAGCAATTGGTGGCATGTTTGGTAACAAAAGCTTAGGTGGTAAAATCGGAAGAGCGGTAGGTGGTTTAACTGGTATTGGCAGTTATTCATCTAATGCGTTATTTGAAGGATCTGATATGGAGGTACCAACATTTTCGGATCCTGGTGACGAGCAAGGTGCTATGTGTATACGATATAAAGAGTATGTCGGCGATATATTTGGTAATGAATCAGCAACACCATTTGCTATCAAAGGATACAGTCTAAATCCTGGTTTAGATGGTACTTTTCCTTGGTTGTCGCAAATAGCACAAAATTATGAAGAGTATGAAATAAAACAACTTGTATGGACGTATAGATCAACGACATCAGACATTGGTAGTTCAACTACTGGTCAGGTCGGTACTATAATATTAGCAACGAATTACAATCCTGATCAGCCGTTATTTACGGACAAGAAGTCAATGATGGAGTATTATGGCGCTGCAAGCGTAAAAGTAACGGACAGTATGTTGTCTGGTGTTGAATGCGATCCAGAAAAATTATCAGGCAACCAAGGAAAATACGTGAGAACAAATCCTGTACTAAGTAACCAGGATGTAAAGAGTTACGATGCTGGAGTATTCCAAGTAGCAGTTTGCAATACTCCTACTGGGTTTGCAAATCTGTCGTTGGGTGAATTATGGTGTTCATACACTATTGTGTTGAGGAAACCAAAATTTTATTCGACACTTGGATACGGTATTGGACGAGATTTGTTTGTATCAGGAGCTGGTACGGAGAGTGCGACTGCAATAATGGGCACAGATGCGGGATTATTAACAGGGTTACAAAACAATATTGGATGCAAAGTAGATTTATCTATATCTAATCAGGTTAAAATTACTTTTCCGGCTAATTATGCTGGAAATGTTTCGATTATGATGTGTTCTGAAACATCAGGCGGTGGTGCAAGATTTGTATGCGCATCAGAATATTTTGGAACAACGTTGTTAGAAGGAAACGTAACTGAAATAAAAGATTTGTATGCGTCGGGGACTGGTGCTAGTGACTCCCCAAATTCTGAACAAATCGTACCCACCAATGTTACCACTGGTAGTGGTAAAATTTCGATAGTCATACATGTAAATGTTGCGCAAGCGTCGTTTGGAGTGGACAACCAAGTTGTAATTGTAACAAGTGTCACAGCAGTAGGAACGTCAAACACTCAGACCGCGTTGGAAATTACGGAGTATAATACTTA